GTGGAATTGAAAAGTTGAATTTGCTGACTATATACCCATTTTCATACCCATAGTGGTAATGTCGTTCTTTATCGTGTAGTGTCTCATATAGGAAAACTGTGCTGTTACCTGAACGAGCTGACTTGAGCCGAACTGTAAGGGTACAGCATCGATAGCATATGGATATCCTTTCTCTATAACATATGTTATGGGTGCTCTTTCTATAGGTGAATTACCACCACTCTCAGTCTTACTAATCAATATAGTAGATGCATACTCATCACGATATTTTAATCTAACTGTTCTATTCTCTGGTCTAAGTGAACTTGTAGACAATGACTGTATCTCTCTCAATGTCTTTCTATTCACATTTGATCCTTCCTCATTAAAAATGAAATCTAACCAATCTTGTAGAAATTTCAATGAACTCATATTTGCATCACATAAGAATCCTAGTTGAAACTCTGTAAATATTCTACTATGTGGATACTTAACCTGACCACTACCAACGTAAGATCCATTAATCTCACCTTGAGCTGTGTTTGTGTTTGGTAATTGTGCTTCATTACAGAACATCTCAAAGTAATCCGCACCTGTACCTGGTGGATTAATTGGTGGGTTAGTAAACTTCACAACAAAATTATTACTGAACGACATTCCACCGTTCGCTGACATTGTTGTTAACAGACGATCTATGGACACACTAAATACCTATGTTGGTCTTTTTATATTTATGGCGTACTCTGGATTTTACAAACCAGTGAATCCAAAGAAGTACCGTGGCAATCCGACAAATATTGTTTATAGGTCGCTATGGGAACGAAAGTTCATGGTGTTCTGTGACAATAACCCTAATATATTACAGTGGGGAAGTGAAGAAGTAATTATACCATACAAAGCACCTGATGGTAAGGTGAGAAGATACTATCCAGATTTTTACATTAAGGTTCGTGAAAAAACTGGAGGTGTTGCGAAATATATTATTGAAGTAAAACCCAAGAAACAAACTAAACCACCACATGCAAAAGATAAAAGAACTGCTTCATATCGTAATGCTTTATTAACATACGCAAAAAACCAAACTAAATGGTCTGCTGCTCGTGATTACTGTGAAGATAGGCAGATGAATTTCTTAATACTAACCGAGGATCATTTAGGAGTATGAAACAATGGCACAAGGATTTAGCGCAGTTCAGCGCACCTCTGTAAACACACAACCAGGATATAAAACACTGTTTGAGAGAGTAAACGAACAAACAAAAGGAGAGAAGAAATCACTCACCTGGTATAGATCTGCTGTAAAAGCAGAAGCTAGTAGATACAAAAAGAATTTTAAAAAATATATACGAGACGAAAGAGCAGACAGTGCAGGTGTTGCTGTAGAACAAGATGCAAATGAGTTGAGAAAAACTACTGCTATAGGACACCTGTATATGTTTGAGTATAAGGCAAAGATGAGATGGTTGCCTTACTATGATAGATTCCCTTTAGTCTATGTGATTAAGTCTGTTAACAAGAGTGAATTCTGGGGTGCAAACTTACATTATCTCTCTCCAAAGAAGAGATTACTTGCAACAAAGAAACTAATGCAAGGTAGGATTGACTTACCTAAGAAGTGTTTCCATAAATATCTAACAGCACATGTAGAAGGTCTATATCTTGATCTTGCTGCTGCTGAATGGGACACTGCCATTCTTCTACCAACAGCAGACTTTGTAAAAGACCACAACAGAACGATGTTTCCTATCAAACAAGAAATGGTATGGGAAGATACAGATGAAGTTTTCTACGATAAAATAAAAGGTTCCAGAAGAATCAAAGGCTATGGGACTAAACAATCCACGGAGATGGCAAAGTAAATGAAGCACAGTAAGTTGGATGGAAAACCATTATCATTAGGTACTAAACCTGGACAAACTGTTCAGACCTCTAAGTTTAGTGACCGAAATGGTAGTTCAGCATTAGGTGTTGCTCAGAAAGATACTTTCTGGAAGTGGAATGGTAAATCTTGGAATGAAATTGAGAAAACAGAATTTATGGATAGTAAAGGTGGATCCACATCATTCTCACAGTTATCAGAACCTACCCTAGGAAATACCACTGGTGCAAAACGTTACCCAAGAGATATAGCACAAGCACCTAATGCTGACTATGTTATGTTTGAAATGTATCAGTACCAACCTCCGTTCCAGAATATAAACAAGGGTGATACTAAAGATAATAGTACAGGACTTGCTGGATATAATGAAAGTGCAACTAGAGCAGACTTCTATAAGAAAACATCAGAAAAACCTGTCATTCTATACATGCCAGAAGATATCTCTACTGGATACAAAGCAAACTGGAGTGGTAAATCATTCAGTAACATTGGTAGGGATGCACTATCTACAGTAGGGTCAGGTGATGGTGGACAAGTATTACAAAATACTTTAAACACTATGGGTGATGCATTCTCTCAATTAATTCCTAACACAGGAAACAAAATAGTTAGAGAAGTTATATCAAAGATTACAGGTGAAGGTGTAAGTCAGAATGATGTCTTTGGTACAACTCGTGGTGTTATTCTTAACCCTAACGTTGAACTACTATTCAGTGGAACTGATCTAAGAAACTTTCAGTTAAATTACAAGTTAATACCAAGAAATAGTAATGAAGCAGAAGATATTAAAGAAATATTAAAGATCTTTAAACGTTCAATGCTACCTAGATTTTCTGATGGTACAGAATTAAACTTTTCAAGGGGAAAGAATGCTGCAAACAACTTTATTAAAGTACCTAACGTTTGCAAAGTATCATTCATGCGTGGTGGTGGATTAAATAGAGATGTACCACAATATAAAATGTGTGCTGTTACTCAGGTTGATGTAAACTTCACACCTGATGGAACCTATGCTACATATGATGATGGTACTATGGTAGCATATCAACTAGGATTAAACTTCCAAGAAACCAAACTCATATTCGCAGAAGAGGTAGACAACTACTGATGTACTTTTCACTAATTCCAAACATCGAATACGATGAGAAACCAATCAGTTATCCTTTCTCTGAATCTGATTTTGTAACTGCGAAGAATTTCTTTCGTAGATATAGAATCAATGAGGATGTATTCTCCTATGCAGTGTTCTTTAATAAGTATGTTATTCAAGATGGTGACCGTCCTGATGTAGTTGCAGACAAAGTATATGGTAATCCATTTTATGATTGGGTTATATTACTAACAAATAATATGGTCAACTCTACTTACGATTGGCCAATGACAAATGCAGAACTTAATAAAGTATTAGAGTCAGAGTTTGATGATCCATTAGGAACTATCACATACTATGAAACATATGATGTTGGTCACTACACTGCTGGTATGCATGTAGATGAGACTTTCTATAATAAAACTCATAAGTTAAACATAGATGGTAACATGACATTAAAAAATGGCAACGAGGTTTGCCGCCCCGTTACCATTGCTGAACATTATACTAAAGAGAATGAGAAGAAGAGAGAAATCTACTTACTCAAACCTGCATACTTTAAACAGTTTGTAGATGATTTCAGAAAGCAAAACTTCTACAAACAAGAAGACAATTACATTAGTAATAAATTAAAAAAATCTGGTTGACTTTTTCGGGCAAAAATTTGCCCGAATTTTTTTTGCAGTTTCATGGAATTGACTTTTTGATTTTGACTAGTAGTAGTCATCATCATTAGTATTCTTTTCTACCCACTCAGCATTGTTTCGACAGAATGCATCAGCATCTATTTCCATACGCCAGTGGGTGAGGGTATGAAGGGTTTGAATCAACACCATCATACCAATTAACAATACAGGCCCTGCCCATAAGGGATGCATCATTACTTCACCAGGATCTTTCACTTAGGGTTTGCCTGTCTTTACTTGTGTTTCAAGTATAGCATCTACGATGATCTTTTTCAACTGTCTACTCTTCTTTCTACCAAGACCAGCAGAGGTATCAATCTTAACTTTAACCCAGTAAAGACCGATCACTACGAGAGTGAATGGAATGGCATCTGCCCATGAGATCTCATTCCATGCTTGTACTACGTTCATATTATTCTTCTGCTAAACTAGCGAAGTATGATAGTGCATCATCATCTTCTACTACTGCTTCCTTCTTAACAGGAGATGGTGTTGGAGCACTCATCTTCTCACGGAATGAAGACTTGGCAGTTGATTCATTGAAACCATCACTTGCTTGATCGTAGTTGCTTGGTTCGTACTCTTCACTGTCAACAGAAGGACGTGAAGCACGTTGACCAACACCAAGAACAAGATTCAAACGCTGCTCAAGATCAGCATATGATTTGAACTGATCAGGTGCAGTGAATGCAGCAAGACTATGCTCTTGTTTCCAAGTTGCTTCAAGCACGTCATCGTCAGAACTTAAAGCACTAACAGCATCGAACTCGGAACTATCATAGTTCCAGAAACCTGCAACTTTCTTAATCTTTAACTTGAAGTTAGCACCTTCCCAAAGATCAAAGACATTAACCTTCTCTTCATCTTGGAACTCAGGTTGCATTGCTGCAAGGATCTTATCATGGATCTTCTTACCATACTTGTATAAGAATGTCTTGCCCTCGTACTCAGGGTGCTTTGGATCTTTCACAACATAGATGTTGCTGTAATACTGAAGCTTACGCTTCTGCTTACGAGCAGTCTCTTTGTCTGCATCATCACCGCTGTTCCAGAGACGGCGGTTCACTTCACCAACGGGATCCTTCTCGTTGCGGTCAAGTGTTGTACGTGAGTTCTCAATGTACCAACCACCTGGTCCTTGGAAGGCGTGGGAGTACAGTTTTGCCCAAGGAAGAGTCTCTCCCTCTGGTGCTGGTAGGAAACGAATAACTGCGTATCCATTTCCAGAAGCGTCAACCTCTGGTTTCCAGAACCTCTCATCAACGTTCTTATTGCTGGATGATTTTTCTAGTTCCTTCTGTAGGAACTGAAAATTGTTCTGTGATTTACGCTTTAAGTCTGCGAATGACATAGATTACCTCGGATTTAATCGGATTTGGTTTGTATCTGGGATGCTCTGTGGCGGTTTTACCCGACATCATGTCCACGCTTCTAAGTCGTGGTAGTCAGAACCCAGTTGCCCTGTTCACTCAATCATAATAGCAGGAAAGGGGACGGGCGTCAACCCCCTTCCTCTACTTGTTTCCTCATATTTTCTACTTTCCTCAACAAATCATCAAACATGCTCTCAATCGTAGTGTTTGGTGTAGCACCTAACATAACAATACCCTGCTTCATGGTTTCAATGACTGATTTAGCTTCAGGATCATCACTCAGTTTGGCACGAGCATAAAATATCTTTTGTTTTTCTATTAACTTTTCAAGTGCTTCAAAGTATTCTATCTTTCTCTCTGGATCTAATAGAATAAAATTCATAGCAGATCTGAAACAGAACTGCTGAAGCTCCATCATTTCCTGAATGTCACCACGGACAATATCTGATTTAAAGAAACTCATACTAGCATTAGTTTGGCACGACTTGTTTTCTTCATGAAATTAAGTTCCTGTGCATTGTGACGTAATTTTTCTTTCAATGGTTTACTAATCAATTTGTTTATATTATCCAATTCAATTTCATTGAGCTCACAGTAGTGAATAACAGAATCAATATAATTCATATCGGGATTGTGTAATGCAATCTTTTCCACTTCCTGCGAGAACTTCGCAGATGTCATAAATCT